GGCAAAGTCAGCTAAAGCCAGACCGAGAACGATAGATATCATAATAATATACTGCATTACGTCACCGCCTTATTGCTGATTTTCAAGAGCCAGTATGCGATCATAAAGCTCCTGATAGCTTGGTCGATAAAGTTGTGTGAAACTTTCATTTTACCTCTTGACTTTTATTTGCAGGTCTTATGTGCCTGACTGTAAGGCTGTGCCGTCATACTCTATCCAATTTCCCCACGCTCCCATAGTATATCTACGTCTGTACCACTTGCCCGTTATGGTATTTGGAAGTAAAAACTGAAAGAAAGTTGATTTGGTGAGGAAAGGTATTGTTATAACCATAAATCCTGAAGCTGTCCAAGGTGTGTTTTGAATGGTTTGCGCAATTGCACCTGTGCTTACGTATACTTTGCAAGTATAGGCATAGTCATTAAGATTCGCATTATTTGTCAATTCTGTCCCCAGGTCAAAAAGGTAGCCATAAGTGAAATTAGCTTTATCGCTCAGCTCAGCAAGTGCAGCAGTTGTTTCCTCGTCAGCAGCTTCTCTTGCATCGGATTCGGCAGCTATGGCAGAGTTGAGCGCCGATTGAACCGCCGCAGAAACAGGCTTATCAATATCGGCAGTATTATCAACATTTGAAAGACCGACCTGAGCCTTAGTTACCTTGTGCGGATTACTTTGATTAGCTTTATGATCAGCGATCATATTCCGTGCGACGCCGTCTTCGGCTTCACCAGCCGGGACAGCGGAAGCCCTGGCAGCCTTAAGCATTTCATACAGGCTCGACATTTGAAACCTCCTCCTTATCATGGACTTTGCCGGTAGTCTGATTGATCCACTCTCCGGAGCTGTTCAGACCGTAAAAATCTCCTGTGCTGATATCCCAGGCGACTGATCCCATTGATAGCCTTTTGCCGGGGTAATCATCAATGCCCGGAAGATCAGCGGCGGTATCGCACTCGATCTCAGCTCTGATGAGATTGCGGTTATCCTCCTGAACGAAGCTGACAGTTATCTGTGAACGGATTCTGTTCATAATTTTACACCTCACTTAAAAGCACAGTAGCCGTTGCTGAAATACTCTTCACCGTTTATGCTGAATCTGCCTATAATGCCCCGATATTCGGTGTAAGTCAGGATAAAGGCGTCCGGACAGTAAATCTCATTAGGCATAACAATTGGAGTGAGAACATTCATAGAAGCCTGATTTACAAATTTGATAGCATCTGACAAATTGTAAACAGTAGAGTTAACAGCACACCAATAAGAGTATGTACTGCTTGCTGCAAGGTCAGCAGCCCAAAGTCCCGGAGAATAGCCTACAGTGCTTTGAGACGGTCTATCCATAGCAATAAGACAGGTATTTCCTGCACTCGATTTACCGAAGTAAACAAATTTGCCTTTGGGATTGGTTTCGGAAGACTGATTAATTAAAAGAATGCCATTTGAAAGGACATAGCCGTGTGTAAAGACGAAGCCGTCCGTGCCCACATTGCTGCCAAACTGAGGCATATCTATCCTGCCAGTAAGTTTAGAAATTTGGATAACGTTTTTGTCTTCGATAGTGCAGTAGATATAGTTGCCGCTCTCAGTAACGCTGTCAAAGAGTGCGGTACTGTTTTGCTGGAGCCATTCTAAAACCTCAGTTTCAAGGCCGCTGCCCCATGCTGCCCCGGTAAAAACTGTTTTGCTTTTTATCATTCTTCTTCCTCCTCCTGAAAATCGACCACCTCTGCAAAGAGAGGTTCAATGATTATTTTACTGTTTACAGCTGGTGCATTGCCGTCCTGCTCAGGCTGAACATAGCCGACATTTATGCTGAATCTCATATCATTTTCAATAGTAAATGCAAAGGTCATTTAAACTGCTCCTTTCGCAGCTGAAACTATATACAGCTTACCGGCAAGCTTCCGGCGGCTGAGACCGTCTGCACCGATGAACCTGAAATGCAGAAGATAAGTTCCTTCGGACAAAGCTGTATCACTGCTGGTGAGAGTTACGGCAAAGCCATTTTTCACGGCGGTGCATTCCTTTGTGAAAACCGCTGAAGAAGGGTCGGTAAAACTTGAAGCTATCAGCTGCATACGGCAGTTTTCCAGGCTGTCAGCCTCGACCTCAACAGTGAAGGCCGGAAGCGTGTCACCGGAAATACACTCCATATCCGGCATTTTATCATAGAATCTGAGCATTTACATACCACCTCCAAAGACTTCATTCCATAGTGCGCTTATAAGAGTACCAGTGTCATAAGTATTACCGTTCCAGTTGAATCTAAGTGCATCAGCATAAACATTTCCGCTTGCTGAAACATCGCCGCTTGAAGAAATATTTCCGTCTGCATGAACAGCTCCCCCGGCATAAACAGTACCCTTAGAAAATATATCACCGGTCGAAGAGCTGACGGAGCAGACCGATTCGCTTGCTGAAATACTGTCATAAAAATATATAGCGCCAGCCTGGATAACAACCTTTTTATCAATGCTGCTATTAGTCAGCATCAGCTGCAAAGGAGTAAGCTGAGCTGTCCATTCTTTACAGTGCAGGGTTATGGCATCGTAGTTTTCAGAATCAGTCGTCATATTGATTTTACCGCCGGTGATCTCGATCGCCTGAGCCTTGACAGTTCCATTCGGAAGCACTCTGAACGTACCGCTGCCGTTATTAATGCTCATGCTCGAAGCAGATACATTCCCGTCAGTATCAACATGGAAGGTGCCGCTGCCGTTGATGATCTCCAGACCTCGCAGAACACCGGCTGTGATGAAGTCAGCGACAATAGCGCCGTTCATAGTCATAGCTGTGCCGTAGGTACCGTTGTAGCCGGTATTTGAATAGCCGAAGCCTCCTGAATTCCACCGCCAGACCTTTGATGCGGTCGATTTGTCAGGGGTATCCATTATGCAGATCTCGTTTTCATTGACAACGACATATCCATTGATACCGGCTTTTATAAGATCAGTTGCAGTAGCTTTAGCTGAAGCAAGGATATCCTGTTTTTGCTTTGGCATTTCGTACTCAATGAGCTTAGCAGTTCTGACAGAAACATCAGTAATACGCTCAGCTCTGTCACCGATCTCGACTGTAGGCTTATAGGGTTTATAAATATCAACGGTACGCTTCATAAGCCGCAGGTCTTCGTCAAGTCCGATCAGAGAATTCCTGAAATGATAAGTATTTCCGGCTCTTAAGCTCTGTTCCGAAGGGTCAAGGACTGATAGATCAAGCACCTGACCGGCATAAGCTTTTTTGACACGGTTATTGTTCAGGAGATATTTTTTTCCGGCAGCCAGGAGGTTTTCCGGAAGAGTGATATCATCAAAAACAGCGGTTCCAACTATGATCCCGTATTTTGCAGCAGCAGCTTCATCGTCAATGTAAAGCTTGCCTTCATTGACAGAGGATATATCCAGTCTTTCAGCGCTTTCGCCGGGGTCAGGCTGATATCCTAAAGGTATTAGACGTGTGATGATGTTTGAAGGATCTGTAGAAGCTTCGAGAGACTGGATATTTTTTGCCAGCTCAATAGTTGTGCCGGAATTGATGCCGTACCGGGTAAGGAAGTCAAGAACCAGTCTGCCGTCAACCTTTCGGATACGGATCTCGCCGCCGATGCGGTCGATCAGATTGACCTTGATCTCTTCGAGAGTATTTCTGTAGGCAGTTGTTTTGCTGTTTGTATTGTCACCTGAAAAATCACAGCTGCCAAGATAAATATGTTTTTCCTCAGAAGTCTGAGCATTGTGATTTTCAAGCAGCGCACTGAGAAACTCTGTGACCGTGCTGCTTTCATAGTGGTGATAAGGCTGAACGCTGTCACAGAGATAACCGAGACAGCCCTCACAGATGCAGGACTTGTAAACCTTTCCGGCAGCAGTCATTTTCTTGCCGGAGCGCAGCAGCGGACCTTCAAACTCGATCTCATCAGTCAGAGTGTTCAGCACCTCGATGACCGTTTTCCGGTCGCTTAGTCCTTCGCTGAAAACCGGATTGTCAGGCAGTATTGAAAATTCAAAAGACGGTATCTGATTGACCTCTTCTGCAAACTGACCAGAAGCAAGCCGGACACTGCTGTCAGGATCAGGCTCGTGGATAACCGTCCTTGCATTGCCGTTTACAGCTGTTATTCTGTACATCAGTATACCTCCTCATTGCCGCCTAAAACGTCGTTTAAAAATTCTGCCCAGCCTGAAACTGAATTCTCATATTTACCGCCGGTAGAGATCTCGGAATAAAACCTCACGACCAGTGAAGCATCAGCAGCGGTGATAAAGCCGTCCATATCCGCATCCGCCAGCAGTTCCTGCTCAGGTGTAAGACCTGAATCCTGACCGGTGCTTATCCTTGTATAAGCCTGCATTATCGCTGACGCATCAGAAGCATCGACTATGCCGTCGCCGCCTATATCCGGGAACCGCACAGTTGAAACATTATACCGCCGCTTGTGAGGACAGGGCTTCATAGCCGGTGCAGCTCTGAAAACCATATCAAAAGTATATATTCCGTGATTTTCATTGAAGCTCACTGACGGCTCTCTTACCTCGAAATAATAACCGGACAGCATATCATCATACAGGCTTACCCGGTCAGACCAGTGCAGCCAGTTTAAAATACTTACAAGCACGTCCTCAGCCTTGCCGATGTGCCTTTCTATAAGCTCAAAACGATAGGTCAGCGTGCGCTCATCATAGCTATGAGAACCGTACAGTCCGCTGAAATCATAGGTAACATTTGAATACGGAACACGCTCAGTATAGTCGTCCTTCTGAGCAGAACCGATGGAACGTTTCAGCATACGCAGACCGAAGTCACGGGTGTGTCTGCCGTTCACAAAAATGCCTTTTATCATGTAGTAAGCCCCCTTTGTTTCAGCTGGATATCAATGCCCTGCTGCCTGTCGATCTCGTCAGCGATAATGGTTTTCACGCCCTCGGCAACGACCTCTTCACCTACAACGAAGCGTGCATTTATAACGATCTCCTGAGAGCTGTCTGCGGCAGTTCTGCTTTCAGGGATATTGTTATAGGTGATGCTGCTGTTAACGACCTCAGAGGCTGCGGCAGGTGCTGCAAATGAGCTGCTGAGATCCACAGACCGAGCGCTCAGAGCTGAGAATGCAGAGCTGTCGATCGTTGGCTTATGCGGCAGGATATCGTCAACAGTTTCAAGCTCAGGCATATCAGCATGAACAGTAATATCCGGAATATCAGGAACAGAAAGCACAAGTTCCGGCAGTTCAGGCTTTGGGATATTAAATTCAGGAATTTCAAGCTCAGGTGCAGAAAGCTTTATCTGCTCAAAGGCTGCGGCTGCATTTCTGCCGATTTCCGGTATTTCCTCAGTGAAGCCGACACCTATACCCTGAGCTATATATTTACCCACCTCATCACGCATGAGCTTAGACGGTGAAGCGATACCAAAGGCTGATTTGAAGCCGTTTATAATGCTTTTGCCAAAGTCGGATATTTTATCTTTCAGCCACTGCCCTGCACCTGTGATACCGTTCCACAGTCCCTGAACGAGATTTTTGCCAGCCTCAGCCAGCTTGGACGGCAGTGAGGTGATACCGTTCACAACGGAATCTGTCAGATCTTTAGCAGCGTTTTTACCTTTTTCTTTCAGGCTCTTAGCCCAGTCGATGACCTTGTTCAGAGCCTTGTCAAGAAAGTCCCATATCTTCCCCGGCAGTTCACTGAAAAAGCTCTTTATATTTTCAAGGAACTGACTTGCAGCGTTCTTAGCCTTTTCCGGAGCTTCACTGCACCACCCTGCGATATTGCTCAAAGCATTGCTCAGCATATCACTGATCTTTCCCGGAAGCTCATCAAGAAATTCCATTGCGCCGCTGACAAGCTCAGAAGCTCCCTGCCTGATATTGCTGAGAGTATCAGAGAGCCAGCCTTTGATAGTTTCCCAGCCTTCGGAAAGCGTCTTACTCAGCCATTCCGTGAAGGTTTGCCAGAGCTGAGCCATGCCTTCTGCCAGCTTTGCATTGATCTCAGGAATAGCCTTGATAAGCTCCATCAGCAGCTTTACAGAAGCCTCTGCAAGCACCGGAGCTGCCTGAATAAGAGTATCAACGATAGCCTGGATAATCGTCGGCAGCTGCTCAAGAAGAGCTTCAAGTATTACCGGCAAAGCGTCCACAAGTGCTGAAAACAGCTGCACAGCTGCTTCGACAAGCTCCGGAAGATGTGAAAGCAGAGCATCTATCATTCCTGTGTAAAACATCGGCATAGCATCTGTTATTGCACTGATGATCACCGGCAGTGCATCAGTTATTGCGCTGATGATTATGGGCAAAGCATCAGTGACCGCCTGCACCAGCTGAGGAAGCAGCTTCATTACAGTGTCGTAGATCTTAGGCAGTTCCTTTGCCAGTGCTGAGATAATTTCCGGCAGAGCATCTACGATCGCCATGAACAGCTTCATTGCCGCAGCCAGTATCACAGGCACGTTTTCAACAAGAAAGTCTGCCAGCTTCTCAACTATTTCCAGAGCTGCATCTATTATCAGCGTTACATTTTCAGCAAGAGAATCTGCGATCCTCTCAATAAGCTGAATTGCAGCGTCAATTATGACCGGTATATTTTCGGCAATAAAATCCGTGATCCTCTCAACAAGCTCAATTGCAACATCGAGCAGCAGCGGAATGTTTTCCAGAACTGCATCTGCCAGCCCCTGCATTATTACAAATGCCGCATCAAGAAGCTGCGGAATATTATCTATCAGCACCTGAGCTATGAGATCCAGAGCATTTATCGCATCACCGACAAGCTCCGGTAAATGCTCAGCTATGGAATCTGCAAGGGCTGAAACTATATCAAGTCCAGCCTTTAAGATATCGGGAAGAGAGCCGGTCAGCCCTTCTATCAGCTGAGATATACCCTTAGCAGCAGCATCTAAAAGCTCAGGAGCAGCCTGAGCAAGACCCTGTGCAAGAGTGGTGATGATCTCCATGCCTGCCGTCAGCACCTGTGGAATAATAGTGAAAAAGGCATCAGCTATTTGTAATCCGATATTAAGAGCTGTATCAGAAAGTGCAGGAATATTTTCCGTTATTCCGTCAAGGAGAGCAGTCAGCAGTGATACTCCGGCACTTATCATATCAGGGATATATGAAACAAGATCAACTATAGCTTTTGAGATGATGCCGCTCATCGAAGAAACAAGCTTTGTCAGACCGCCGATTATTATTTCAACTCTTGGAAGAATATTTCCTGCTGCTGTGGCGGCACTGTCAACAAGTTCATTTATAAGGTTATCAAAATCCTGTTCATCATCAGCTATACCAACAAGAACGTTTTTCCAAGCGGCACCTAAAGATGCAAGGGAGCCGCTTATTGTCTCGCTGGCTTCCTTAGCTGTAGTTCCTGTTATACCCATTTCAGTCTGGATAACATGGATCGCTTCCACAACATCTGCATAGCTTGAAATATCGTAATGAATGCCGGATATAGCCTCCGCATCGGACAGGAGTCTTTGCATTTCAGATTTTGTACCGCCATAGCCGAGCTTCAGATTGTCAAGCATGGTGTAATTCTGCTTAGCAAAGCCCTGATATGCGTTCTGGATATTCTCCATAGAGCTGCCCATTTTATTAGCATTGTCCGCCATATCAATGATAGCCATATCTGCGGTCTGAGCAGCTTTTACAGTATCTCCTTCAAGAGATGCGATAAGTGCAGCAGAGAAAGAAGTTACAGTTTCCATGTATTCATTCTGTGACATTCCAGCAGTTTTATAGGCAGCAGCAGCATTTTCAAGCACATCGTTCTGTGCTTGCAGAAGCCTGTCATATTCGCTTTGGGCTGAATCTACAGTTTTGCCTATACTTTTCGCATATTCTTCAAGGCTCATATCCTGTGCCCCGAACAGAGTAGCAACTCCGCCTGTAAGCTGTTCATAATCAGCGTAAGCGTCCAGAGCTTCCTTTCCGAGGACAGTCATAGCACCTGCTGCTGCTGTAACAGCGGTACCGACTGCCGCCAGACCTGTCTTAGCTAAATTTCCAAGGCCTGAAAGTCCAAGCTGAAAACCGGATTTATCTATTGCCGTATCAAATTTCAGAGTACCGTCAAATACCATTTTCGGTTCACGCTCCTCGTTCCGCATTACGAATTATGAATTATGAATTTAAAAAAACTGAACCTATATCCTCGTCATCCAGTTCAAAAGGCAGTGCGTAGAGCTGTTTCAGACGAAGTATACGTTTGCGTTCAGTATCGGACTTTATCATACCGGGGTCAATGCTCCTGTAGGCAATGCGCTTCATGATCTGAGAATCCTCCGGCAGAGCTGAAAACAGCAGTCTGAATCTCCACCAGTGCATTTCAGCAGTCAACAGGTCGATACGGTAAAACCGCATAAAATCACCAATTATGCAGCCTGCATCAATTTTCCAGCTTATGACAGGCGGAGCAGCGACAGGTTCATTTTCTTCATCGTCAATATCCTCCGGCTTATCAGGCTCCAGTTCCTTTGCCCTGTAGAAGCCGCACAAACCGTCCACAAGTTCACTTGTGATCCTGTCCGGTTTTTTCAGAAGCCAACCGGTCATCAGCAGAAGCTTTTCTTTCTTAGACAGCTCCTTGTCTTCGAGCATATCTGCGAAACGAAACCATTCCCGGAAGTCAGTGATTATCGGGTATTCTCTGCCGTCAGCAGTCACTGTCTCCGGGAACGGCTCATAGAAAGCATTTATCACTTTTTCTTATTTACCTTCGGAGCGTATTTCGCAAGCCGGTCGGTCTGAGCTTTTAGGCTGGCTGTGATCTGCCCTTTTACATAATTAAGAAAGCTGATGTAAACCTCGTCATAGGCTGAAATGCTTAAAGGAATGCCGCTGAAAATTTTCTCAGAAGCCCCCTCTCCGAAAATACGGTCAAAAAGATCCCGGAACAGCTTGCAGTAAGCTCTTATCTGATCAGAAAATCTGCCGTCCCTGGGGATATTATTCTCCTCTTCGCCCATGAGCTCAAAGGCATTTTCATACCTTTCCATTACGTCAGCGTTGTCAAGGTCAAGCTCAAGGCACTGACCATTGATCTCCCATTTCGGGTTCATAGTTAACCTCCTTGTTCAGCTTTGTTTCATTTTCTGGAGTGACACCGGAAAGCTTCATAGTGACAGGCGTTTCCAGCTCAGCTCCGGGCACCTACTCTGATATGGTCACGGTCTGCCAGTCATCGGAGCTTGAAACAGTGACCTCAGACTGTTCACCTCTGGCTTTGAGGCTGCCGGAATAGGTGTAAATGTTGATATTGTCGCCCTCAGCATTTGGGATAACGGAGTAGTCACGCTTAAAAGCTTTGCCTGAAAATGCACCGCTTGATTCAGATGCAAGAGTAGTATCCACCAGAATTATTGTGCGGACAGCTTCATCGCCCAGCTTTTCGCCGTTTGTAATACTCACCATATCAGCCTGAACAGGCAGGTCGGTGTGCTTGTCGAAGGCGTAGTCATATGCCGGTGCAAAGCCTACAACATCAGTCTGCTGGAAAGGCTCGTCAACATACTGGCGGCTGTACTCAATAGGATTTTTGCTGTGGGAAAGCTGAGTGAACTTTTTCATTCTTGTGTAGGTCACATTGCCGTTTTCCGCTGGCACACCGTAAAAAGCGAGTATCTTGTGTCTTTCAACTATCTTTGGCATTTAATTATTCCTCCTCATAAAGTAAACGTAATTGGATCTGATACCTTGCGGTATTTGTATCGGCTGCGAAGGCATAGCCCCGTGTCAGGACTTCGATGCTGACCGGTTCTTTTCCGGTGCCGAGATCGGGAAGCTCACCTTCATCGTTCTGCTGTTTTATCCAGTCCTCGAAATTCTCATAGAAGTCAAGGTTGCTGAGGTTGACGGCGATATCCTCGCTGAAAAATTCCCGGCTGGCGAATAAAAAAAGGAACTGCTTCATACAGCTCCCGTCGATATATTTTTTCACCACCGGGTCACAGGGAACAGGTTCAATGGTATATTCCACCGGTTCATTACCGAGGATATCTATCAGCAGGCAGCCGTCCTTAAGCTCCGGGAAACGCAGAATATATTCCCGGAGAGCTTCTGCAACAGTTTTTCTCATTATAGATTCTCCATGACTGATTTAATGATATCTTTTTTCTGGTCAGCCTTCATTCTGTCCAGCCAGAAAGCTCCACGCCTTCCGCCGGAAAAACCCTTGTTAGTGTAGTATTCACGTCTTGCTTTCGGCTCTGTATTGATGACGATTCCGGGAGACTGAGCGGAATGAGACCTGCTCATTTTTCCCCGGTTCCTAAATCCGGGCATCGCAACAGGAGTATAGTCTTCAAGCCTTTTTATTACCTCTTCATCAACGATATCCTGAGCTTTTTTGAACATTCTGTCCCGTGAGCCCGGAACCAGAGACAGCCCCTTAAAAATCAGCATAAAATCACCCTAAAATAATTTCAATATGTCTGACCTTTTTTGAACCGAAACGCAGGTCTTTTACTGACATCACCGTCAGAGCTTCAACAGGCGGAGCATCGGAATTTATCACACCGATAACAGCCTTGTCTGATACCTTTGGCAGATAGTCAGTTGAATTTTCCGGTATGCAGACGAAAATGCTTCTGTCGGGCTGACGGTTTTTCCCGTCAGTCTGAGACTGCGCCGGCTGCCAGTATACATCACCTGTTTCATGCCTTATCCAGGCAGGAGCTTTGTTGATTTCGATTCTCTCGAAGATCGTCAAACCTTTGCAGTTAGTAAACATTATTTCCTCCGTAGATATCCAATGCGCCGTAGGTCTGATTCAGCAGACCCAGGTCACGCAGCTCGCTCTTAAGAAAATACAGCGACTGACCGGCATTGAGATAGGTCATAGAAATGCTGTAGCTGCCGTTGGTCTCTGAACCCTGAGAGATCATTGATCTGTCGTCACTGACTGAATCCAGCGCACGCACTACAGCCTGCACAACAGTGTCTTTAACGACCGAAGCAAAGTCCTCACCAGTCTCCTCGTCAGCGATCATCACATCAATATTTTTGCCGTATCTCCGGGCAGTAACTCTCAGCTGAGCAGAAGCAGAGGAGAGCAGTGTTTCAGCGATCTGACATTCCTCATCAGTCAGCTTTCTGCCTCTTGCGATTACGTCACTTGCGCTTGCGTACACTGTTCCGCTCATTTCTCTTCTTCTCCTTTTCACCGTCATTTCCCGGAGTTATCTTCTCCCAGTCTGGAGAGATAAGCTCCGAAGGAATGTCGATAGTTATGCCGGTTTTCTTATTCCTGTAGATCATGAAGCGGCAACGATGCGCACAAATGAGCTTGGATCAAGTATTCCCCAGCCAATGAAAGCCTCAGAACGCAGCACGATCTGGTTTTTCTGCTTAAGATCGCCGAGGCCGTCAGGGTCACCGTAGGGAATGATCTCGAAGGTCACGTTCTCAGCATAGCCCCAGCGGAAGGCATTTGCAAAGTCACCGACAATGGCTCTGTCGGGGCTGTTTCCGAAGCTGACGGTATTGTTGATATCAGCTGTCATTCCGCCGAAGGTTCCGGGATTTGCACCGAAGCGGTATTCAGGATAGATCGGAAGATTTGAATCAGTTGTCTTCATTGCACCGAGAGCAGAACCGAAGGCAGGAGCCATAGCAATTCCTGTAACGATACCGTCAGCAGCCTGTATCGGAGCGACAGCAGAATCCACGTTGTCATCAGGTGCAGAGGCATTGTAGGTGACAGTTGCGGCAACTCCTAAGTCAAAGCAGTTATTGCCGATGAACTGTGTGGAAGCCGTATTGTCAGCAGGGTTTACGCCGTGAATAGCAGCGATATCCAGCGCCCGGGCGATCTTCTTTGCAAAGCCGTCAGAAAAAGCTTCAAAGTAGGGCAGCTGTTTTTCCTCAGACATCTTCACGAACTCATCAGTAAGTCTGTGCTGATACACAAACTTGATAGGCTTGATCGAAACTGTTCCGAATGAAGCGTTACCGGCTGGTTTATTTCCGCCCTCACCGACTATTGAAGCCTCACCGTCCATTGAAAATGTGAAAACGTCTATACCTGCAAAGGGAATAGGCGTGCCGCCGCAGAGCTTGGCAAGAGTTGAATGACCCTTGACCTTGTTGAACATATCTGTGATAAGTTCCGGCTTAAAAAGTGTACCGGTTGTAGTAGTTGTTCCCATGAATTTCCTCCTTAATTGTTATTGATCTCATGGAGCATTTCCAGCTGAGCAGCAGTTCTGGAGTTCCCGGAAGCTGCATCGCCGGAAGTTCGTGGTGTGGGCTTAAGCTTAGGTGCAAGGAATTTTGCGAAAGACTCAGCGTCCTTGCGAATATCCTCTTCTGTCTCACCGGAGAGCCTTTCGGACAGCTCAAGGGGTATGCCAAATTCACTGGCAGCCTTCATCTTGACAGCCCTCGCTTCGCTTACCCTGCATCTTTCATTGAGCTGGCTGACCTCCTCCGGAGAACTCCAGCCTTCATAAGCCTTTTTGGTGTCTTCAACAGCAGCGTTGATACGCTCCTGAACCGCTGCATCGAAGTCCTCCTGAGTAGTGATAGGTGTGAAATCACTTTCCATTTTCTTCCCTCCTTCAATGTTGAATTTCTTTGTTACACCGGCATTTATCTGTGCCGGAACAGCTACAAAGCTCCATTCATACGCATCGGTGATATTGTCCAGCATTGTATAGCACAGCCTGTCACCGTACTGGATCCCCTTAGTATGCGAGCATGAAGCAGTATTCAGCTCACAGCCGCAGACTGAGCATTTCTTACTTGCAGCACTGCATGAAATGCTGACCTCTTTTTTGATACCGCCGTCGATCTCAGTAATGAGAGTGCTGTTTTCGTCAGTACGCACCATGTAAGCTGAGGCTTTCAGGCATTTGTACGGCTGACCGTATTTTGTAAGCCGTGCAGTGTCGGTAACTATCTCAGTATCATATATTCTTGCACTCTGATTGGCTGCGGTGGGAGAATGGTCAAAGATGCCGGTCTTACCTATAAACAGACTTTTAAGCTGTTCAAGTGCGGCATCTGAAAAACATTCTCCGTCACGGTCAATGTCGTTATCGCAGAGAATGACAGAAAATGTATACAGTTCATTTTCTGAAAACTCTCTCCGGGTAAGAGTATTGATCTTGTTCAAAGTTTCCTTATCCATAAAAACTCCTTTCAGTATTGAAATACCTGTTTTGAAACTTCCTTTGCACCGGCACAAATCCAGTGAGCCAGTGAAACAGCCTCTAACAGTGAAACGTCTGCGCCTTTGAGTATGGAAGAGTAGCCAAAACCTCCGCTGTTTCCGATAGCACGATGCTCAGAGTTTGAAGCCGCCTGAGCAAGTGCAGGCTGCCCCATGTGGCATATCTGGCAGGCAAAAAGCTGCTTTTCAAACAGCGCATTAGCTTCGATAACATCTGAGGTTTTTGGCAGTATTGCGGCACATTTCACCTGAGCGTTGTTCATATCATTGACAAGAATGCTTTGATTGCCGGCACCGTCAATGCAGACCTTTTCAGCGTGAGGATTCCGCAGAAATGCAATTATCCAGTCATTGCCTTCTCTGACCGGGCGGCAGTCGATCGCTTCAACAAAAATCCTGCCGTCAGCTTGTTTTACCGCAGCTGCAAGAGAAACATTTCCTGTTGACTTTGAAAATTTCACGCCGAAAAACAGCCTTGCCGGTTCTTTCAGGACAGGCTTTTCAGGCAGTAAAAAGCTGTCCCATTCCTTGCGGCTGATAGCTGATTTCTGTGAATACCGCAGCCACAGACCAAGGCGCTGGATATTGTCGTCCACCTGATCGTCACCCAACTCAGAGCGGATAGTTCGCTCAGATAAAATCGTACCCAGAGACGGATTTGTCTCATACCAAAGCTCAGGATCGTGAGCGTCAGTAAGCTCCGGTACGCTCCATTCAGCCCAGCCGCAGTCCTGAGCGTTATCGCTGCCGGTTAGACAAGCTTTTCGATAGTTTAAAAAAACAGTGCCGGAGCTGACAGCCGTCGGCGGTGTTCCGCACATGAGGGTCTGAGGATTTTTGCTGTCGGTGACAACGTATTTCAGGGCAGATTCCTGATCGGCGGTGTACTCCTGCGCCTCGTCGATAATGAGCAGATCATACCCTTCACCAAGACCGCCGGTACTGGTTCGTGTCCGGAAATTTATAACTCCCTCGCCGTCTATCCACTCAATGTGTTCGAGACCGAACTGCTTAGTTGAAATGAAATCCTTGTCCTTTTCATAGCCAGCCTTAGCAAGCCGGTCGAGGATTTTTTCATAGGCGCTGTGAGAGGTGGTAGTTCTGTGAGCGGTATACAGCACACGTTCACCGTGAGAAACAGCGTAAAGCGACCGCATTATGAGAATTTCGGACTTTCCGTTTCTTCGGGGAATACTCCAGCCGAATTTCATGTGAACATACAGACCTTCACTGTTCACAGCCATGATATCTTCAAGCATCAGCTCCTGCCAGGGCTGAGCAGTTCTGCCGGAGCTGTTGTAGATCGCAGCAGCCTCAGAGCCAAGAGATTCCTCATACGGCAAAATGACCGATACTGTCGGAGACTGTCTGCCAAGCCTTTTACCGCTCATCAGTTCAGCTCCTTTCAGCTTTACAGAGTTTTCCAGTCGAAGGTCAGCGGCAGCAGCCGGTTAGAAACGATCTCCGGTTCAGAGCTGAGCTGCTGCTTAGGCACAAGCTTATCGGACTTCTGACGGTTGCAGCACATATGAGCAAGCTGCAAATTTGCGATATCAGAAGGGTGACCGCCTCTTGCCACGGGAATGATATGGTCGATGCAGGGGCTGAGAGGGTGAGGAAATTTGAAGCCGAAATCTACTCTTTTTCCGCATATGCCGCAGACCTCCTGAGTGGCATAGATCTTCTTTTTGTTGGATTCAAACTGCGCACGCTGCGGACCGTTGTGATCGGGGCGCAGGTTCGGCTTTGCCATTTTCTCACCTCCGTCAGGGTATAAAAATAGCACCTCACGGTGCTTTCTTGTCAATCTTCAAATTCATACCTGTAGTTATCCGAATGCTTCATCAGATCTTCTTCTCTGTACATCATGTATTTTTCAAACTCTTCTTTGGTAAGGCTGCCGTGTATCTTATCCATAGCACAGCCGCTTGCCCTAAGCTGATCAGCCTGATAGAACAGTTCATCGTAAGCCGCAAGGATAACCCTGTCAGTTTCTTCTTTCGTTGCCTTTCTCCAGCGTCTTCCCTCTTCGTCCCATGAATCGAGAACTTCACCGTTCAGAGCGTGTTTTATCTCCTCTTTTTCATAGCTGCAAGCTTTACCGAAGGTTATTCCACTGCCGTATTTCCCCATTTCCTCACCTCCGTCAGGGTATAAAAATAGCACCTTTGCGGTGCTTATTGTTCTTTCAATTCAACGCAGAAAACATGGTCGAAGTTGTATATTCCTATCCATGCGCCCCTCTTCTTTACGATGACCGCCTTGCCGTCGTAGGCGTAGTCGTCCCACTCTCCTTTTCCGTAGGAGATAGTTTCACCGCTCTTGAATGTGATTTCAATTCTTTCAACGGATTCCATTTTCTCGCCTTCTTCAAATGGGTATAAGAAAACCGCTCATTTCTGGGCGGTTTTAGATAAAATGTGAGATATAAAATCATCAGGCAATTTCAAATCATATCTTTCAATATAATAAATAATATCAGTTCGCCAACCATAGATGCCATCTGTTTTGCATTCAAGATTAATATCTAATTTTTCACCGGTAATCACATCATAAATTTTTGCAGGTGCTGCCGCTGTGGTTTTACATTTCTTCATATAATCAAGAATCTGTTCTTTAAACTTGCACGGATGATTTATGTCCTTCTTTATTGATGGATATTTTTCTGAATTGTAGAATTCTTTATATTTTCCTATAACATTCATATAATCAACCTTTCCTCGGAAATTTTGTGACCCACACACCTGAATCTGTAAATTTATCAGGTCCGATTGTCATATTTCCATTAAAATCTACCCAAACAATATCCGTCGGAGCAAGCACTTCAACACCCATTTCATCTGCAAACCATTGTGCTGTCATTGCTCCGTCTGCGGCGGTCTCACAAGATATTAGGCGAATTTTTCCGCCTTTGTATAAACCGCTGTTTTTATAAATCTCAGCAAATTCTTTAACATTGATGTTAGATTCATTTCCGTCCTTATCCTTAAATGCAAAGCCAGTTTTATCCCCATGAATAACAATATCTTCATAATCTTCAAGAGGTTTAATTTTTTTTGCATTTTCATATAATTGATCAGATGAATTTACAAATATTGAAACAGGTTCTGCTCCTAATTTTATTATACCATTTCTTTCAGGTTTGTCAACAGTTTTTCCAACCTTCGGCTTAAAACCGTCCGGTTGATCATCGGAGCTGAACCTCTTAGGCGGCTCAACGTTCACTTCATCGACGACTTCCCATTTCTTCGTCCGCTGACCTTCCTCATTGACTGCACCTTTCAGGTTCTGACGTGTCCGACCGTTTTCATAAACTATCTCGCAGTTGCATTTATCATGCCGCCTGAAAACTCCGGCAGGAGCGTCATCGAAGGTGAATTTTCCGGAAACTTCTGAACACCAGGGGCAGCTTGTACCGCTTCCTGTTCGTGTGATGTAACACTTCAAACCGGCATCGCTGCGGAATTTAGCGTTATGCTCGATGTAGTCATCGTGGAAGCTTTTGGAGATATTCTCGCTGCCGTTCTCAGCTCTGCGTTTGATGACCTCTTCCGCAACGGTCTTATCGACCAGAGAATGAGCAAGCTGCGCCGCACGTTCCTCCGGGAAAGGCGCCTGCTGGGGACGGATATGTATTCCTGCTTCACGGTCAAGGTCAAGCTGCACCTGCTGACAGATCTGATTTATCCTGTCGTAGTTGCCTTTCAGCAGCTCCATGCAGAGCGCTTCACGGTCAGCTTCATTGATTTTCAGCACGTTGTCACCGAAGACTTTGCCGAGTATTTCAGAGCTGACAGACGAATAATAAGCCGTGTCAGCGAAGGTTCCCTTGCCTGAATTTATCCTCTTCATACAGGAACACAGCCGTGGATCAGCAGCCATGCGTTCATCTACAAGCTTTTTTATGTCCATTCTGCATCACTTTCAAGACCGGTCAGACGGCGGATATTGTCTTCTCCCATGAAGTCCGGAACAGCCTGATTGACCTTAAGTATTGCATCACCGATAGCACCGATCGCAGCAGCGTCCGGCTCAAATACCGGCAGCCATTCAGCTCTGGTTTTCGCAAATTTATAGCGGTCATAGGTTGCTCTGTCCCGAATGCAGGCTGCAAGATAACCGGCATTCAGGAAGCTTACTCCAAAAGTCCGCTGAGCTTTTTTTGCCGTCAGTCTCAGCTGCTCATGACTGGCACGGATAGCGTCATAGCTTGCCGGATTTGACGTAGTAAAGCCTAAATCATCAATTGTAAGTCCTGTTTCACCGGCAAAGACCGAAGCATAGGCTTTCAGCTGCTCGGTGAATGGTGTCATGCTCTGAGCCTGGAACTGACCGACAACAGGCAGCTCACCTTTTTCATCTCTCGATGCAGTGAAGAATGTTGAAACAGTTGCAGCTTTATTGTTGAACTCCGCAGCACTGGAAAGTCCAAGAAGATATTTCTGCGGAAAGCTGTAAAACTCCGCTGAAATGTTCATGCGCCTGAAAGTCCGCAGAACGTCCTGAGTGATGTTCATACAGGCTCTTGTGATGCGTGAATGACCGAAGGGGCGTTTTGCATCGGGACGGTAAATGACCGGCACAAGAAGTGCAAAGGGAGCGGTATGAGTAAACTGATCTTCAAGCCTGCCGTTGACGTAGTAATCCGTCTGTCCAGGTCTGAGATAGACCTCTCTGACCGGCTTGCCGTGCTGATCTCTTTCAAGCACAGCATAGCCTTCGGTCAGCATTTTCGTGACCGGGTCGATAATGCCGGTAGCGTTGCCGCCGTCAACGACTTCAAGAGTGGGATAGCCGTCAGCATTCCAGCCGATGTAGATGAAGCTGCAAGCGCTTATCATTGCTGAAAGAACAGAATCGTCAAAGAGAATATCGCTGTTGTTCAGGGCAAAAATTTCACCGATGTAAAAATCGTCATTGCCGAAGCGGTCGAACACGATTCTGTCCGCAATGCTGTCAACAGCCTTTGCACACCAGCCTAATGCTGCTGCAAGGAACTTGAATTCCTGCGGTATTATGCTGCTGAGGTCGTTTACAGACGACTTCATGTCATAGTATTTGTACCGCAGATTCACACGAACTGCTTTTGTGCCGAGCTTTCGTTTCAGGCAGTCAAGTCCATATTCCAAGTTGATTCACCTCTTTCAGCGAGATATTTGAGCAGTGACGCTGGACTGCTTTAGCAAAATTCCGCAAGGTTCCCCCTCCCCCTTTTTTTGGCTCACGTTTTTTTGGCTCACGTTTTTTTGGCTCACGTTGACGCTTGCTAACGCTCGCTCACTCTTTTCGGAATTTGTAACATACGATCGCATACAGCACAGTGCTTTATCCGGCACTTTATGGTGCTACTATTTTTGTAATTCGATTTTGGGTCAGCTTACTTTGTCTTGCTTCTGATAAACAGAATACCGCCTCAGCTGAGACGGCATTCTGCATTCGTAGGGGGTTCACCAAATGTCAAAAGCTGCAATTGGGTGCAGAGACTGGACTTGCACCAGCGACCTTCAGCTTATGAGGCTGACGAGCTGCTTCTGCTCTACTCTGCCGGAAAGCGGCTGAGCTTGAACTCAGCCGAAAATGAAGAACTTATACAACGTTTGACCGGAATCTTATACTATCATTTTACTCATATACTTTGGACATTACAAGACATTTTTGGACATAGTTTTTCAATTGCTTTTGCAGTTTTAGCTTTGACAGTATTTGGGTGATAATGCAGCAGCTCAGCCGTTTCCTCGATAGTGTGAAAGAGGATATAGCGGTGGATAAGAACCGTTTCAAGGTCGATATCATTAAGGCTGCGGATAGCTCTCCAGACCTGCGAAGAGACCTCAGCTGCTTCGGCTCTGAGTGCAGCTGCTTCAAGCTCCATATCTGCAAGCCTCATGAGAGCGTTTTCCGTGCCGTTTAAAGCCGTGCTGGACTTTCCCTTATCGTTACGCTCTCCGCACCTTGAAAGCCCCTGAGAGCGTTCTCTGCACTGCTGAATGAGACTGTCAAGAACCCTGATTCTTTTTTCAGCGTAAAAAGCTCGTTTGAGCCAGTGCCTGACTTCTGTTTCTGTCATTTGTTGCCACCTCCGGAATGTAAACCTTATCGTTCAGCTCTCTGCCGCTGATGAAATGCCGTGCGCTGATGAGTGTTGGGAACTGTCTGATCTCACCGTCTTCATCGCAGATATAAGCGCCGGTGATGTTATTTCTTATAACAAACACAATAGCCATTACTTATAAGCCCTTGTGATCTCAGCAGCCATTTTCTTATAGGTTCTATTGATCTTCTGATTGATAGTGTCGTAGTAACTGCTTAGAAGACCACGCTCAGCAAGTTCAAGCTTCATCTGCTCGATCATGACGGTCACGTCTGCCAGCTCCTCGACGAAGTGCTGCCAGTTCTCTTCCTGAGCAGCCTCGACCAGCTCCTCACACTCTTCCACAAGCTTATTCTGCTGATGAGTAAAACCGTAATGCCTGTAGATTTTTTTCAGCCTGTCCGCCATTAGTGGATTAAGTACCATTTTCTTTACCTCCTGTTCCTTCAAGTTCAATCTCTTTCAGATCGACTATACTGACTGAACGCTGCTGTCGGGTATCCTGGATCTCTGCCTGATAGAAAAATCTTCCAAGAGGAGACAAGCGGATAGTGCAGCCGGTCAGAGTATATATGCCATTGCAGTGCAGTCGAATGTTCTTGAAACGTACTTGCTTACCGAGAGCAGCTTTAACCTCTTTTATATCCATATCAAAGCTCCTTTATCGGAGTGATCCTGATATATATTCCAGGTCTTTGCGCCCAGAACTTTTCGACGATCTCAGAGCATACCAATTCATCATCTTCCCAGAATCCGACCAGAGTCATCATGTCTTTAAGTATTTTTTGCAGGTTGTCGGTATCAGGTTTAGTACAGCGGTATGCTCCGTCAGGGTGATTTCCTCTGGGGAAGCACCATTTCACAACAAGGCGCACACCCTCACGGTACGGTCCCATGATGCGATGCTTGTAGAGGGCTTCAATGAGCTTTTCCTTTGCAGCCTGCACATTGTCTGGATCATAGAACTGTGGTTTGCCGTTTGGCAGCACTCTGACCTTGTGCATCTGACCGGTGACGGTCGGCGGTATCATTGGCATAAAAAATTCAGTCACGATACATCAGCTCCTCTCCATTCTCCAGTATCTGCATCGTAGACAATCACTCCGGCGTTCATAGCAAAGTTAAAAATCTTCTGCGCGATGTCCGGCTGCTTGAGCAACCACTTCACAACCTCGCTTGTACGAATATCAAACTTATCACCGACAGTATGTCTGAGCCTTGGCATTTTTCTTGCACAATTCAAATAATCATTGTTAACTTTTCTTGGCATTGTATTCTCCTCTCTGCGCCGCTGAGCGCAGTTATTATTTCTGGATTGTAAAAGGGCAGGGACAAGCCCTTTTACATTATGTAATAATAAGTTTGTCTGTCCCTCGGACAAAATCGGGTTTTTTCCCTTTTTGTCCCTGAGAGGGACAAATTCGGTAATTCTCCCTTTTTGTCCCTGATTTGTCCCTTACGGACAAAATCGGTGAAACCCCCTTTTTGTCCCTCTGAGGGACAACGGACAAAAATCAATTGTGTCCCTGTCCCTTTGACTGTTTTTTTCCTGTGTAGCTGCCGTCTATCCAGTAGCCACCATGCTCTTTCAAGCGTCTGCGTACAGTCTTTTCCGATACAGCCATGTACTCTGCAATGTCTGAGATCAATGCCTGCCCACTCTCATTTACAGCCGCACTGAATGCCGTTTCGATAGATGCTTTCCGCTCATCGGCACGTTCCTCGTTAGTCTTACGTTTCGGAAAATTCTTCTGCCAGGTCTCGTCGGGATCAATATCCTTCAGCACGCCGGAGCTGTCTGTGCGGTGTATGGGGTAGTCGAACCACACATTGACCGCCGGGAACTTCGGGAACTCTCGCAGGGTGCCGTCAATGCGCCATGCGCTGCGGGTCTGTGCTTTGCGGACTGCTGCGTCGATCTCCTTCTGCATCAGCTCGATACTGTTGCGTTTTAAGTAGTTACCGCAATGTTCAATCATTGCTTTGCGGCTGAATTCATCATCCTGTGACACGACGTTGCTGTAATCTGTGCCGAGGAATCGTTGCAGCCACTCCCTGCACACGGCGCAGACCGCCTTGTCCTCCTCGCTCTTGCGGAGCTGCTCAGACACAGGCAGCTCGATCATATCCAGCAGTGCATCCGGATCACGGGCAAAAACTCCGCTGCCGGAAGCTCTGTCCATGCTGCGCTTGCCGCCCTGAGAGCCCTTGCTATGGTGGTGGCAGTAGATAACGGCGCAGCTCGCTCCGGCGCATACACGGTCGAATTGGTTGCAGAAATGCGCCATTTGCTCGGCGCTGTTCTCGTCGCCGGTGATGACCTTGTAGATCGGGTCGATGATGATAGCGCTGTAGCCTCGCTGCTTTGCTCTGCGTATCATGGAGGGAGCCAGCTTGTCCATAGGCACAGCCCGTCCTCTCAGGTTCCAGATGTCGATATTGCTCAGGTGCTCCGGCTCGATGCCCAGCGCCTTGTAAACGTCCCTGATACGGTGCTTGCAGGAGATGTCGTCCAGCTCCAGATTGACGTACCAGACCTTCCCCTGAGCGCACTGAAAGCCCATCCAATGCCGTCCCTCAGCTATTGCGATAGCCAGAGCGATGAGCGAGAAGGACTTTCCTGCCTTTGAGGGACCGGCAAGGAGCATCTTGTGTCCCTGCCTGAGAACTCCCTCGATGAGAGCCGGACGCAGCGGTGGGATATTCTCCCAGAAATCCGCTGCATTCTCAGCATCAGGAAGGTCGTCAGCGATCTCCTCGATATAGTCACGCCATTCCTCGAATGATCCTTTGCCGGTGTTTGTCTCAATAAGGTATTGCCAGTTCTCCCCTCGCTGGAAGCCCGGCAGACGGGTCAGCCGTGAAGAATTTTTGCAGGCACGGTCAATACGCAGACCGTTCTTCTCACAGACATCAAACAGATATGCCACTCTCTTGCGGTACTCCTCACGGCTGCCTGCATCAATATGTACTACTGCGTGAAGTGACTTGCCGCCAGTGTGGGTCAGAGTTGCAATAGGCAGCTCCAAATCGTGCATGAGAGCATTCTGCTGCTCTATCGTCAAGGTGTCAGATTCTACCAGAGCGTAACGGTAATCAGTAACGTTACTGTCTTTTACTCCCTTACCGTCAATTGGGTTCACATGGATCCATGCCCCGGCTCTTGGATCAGCATCACCAAGCACACTGCCGATATCTCCGCCGCATTTCTCTAACAGGTCAATGATCTGACCGGCAGTTCTGTCATAATTTCCACGAGTTGGAGCGAACTTGCCGGTAGACGTATCTTCATACACAGATGTTACATAACCTATGTATTCTTCCGGCTCATACAATGTTCTGAGATACTTGATGATCTCCTGCACCGGGTCATGGGAGACCGGTCTCATTATCGGCTCCGCTTCGCCCTCATAAGTGATAACACCGTCGAAGTCCAGGAGCCCGTCGCTGCTGCTGAAAAAAGTGAGTCCCCGGTCTTTCGCCATCTGCACGATAGTTCCGGCGGTCACAGGTGAATCGCTGCCCTTGAATGAGCGCCACTTCTTCTCGCACTCGCCTGCATGATAGCGGCTGTCAGACCGGCTCCATTCGTCCCAGTCCTGAGCGGTGAAGCCTTCGTGTTTCAGTGCCATTCCCACCTGAGTCCACTCATCGTAGCTCAGATCAGAGGGCGGAATATGTTCCAGTATCTCCAATAGCGTCAAGCGCTCTCACCTCCGGTGTGTAGTTTTGCGGATCAACTCCTCGTGGTATCTTCCAGCCGTTAGCGCTGATCCGTGCAATCATGCTGGACGCCGCCTCGAACTGCCATGTCCCGACGTGCTGGAAGCCTCTGGACTCCAGGAAGCGTATCTGCTTCGGAGTGGTCAGCCCTGCGCTCTGGCGCTTTTCCAGACGGTCAAGGAGCAGCTTTGCCTTTCCTGCGGTCTCGATCTCGTCGGGGAAGATGCCCCTCTTTTCCAGCGCCGCTCTCTGCTTGTCAGAAGGCGGAACGCACTCCCAGCCAAACGCCGGAACGTAGCCGGAAAGGTCTGCGGCGCAGATAGACATTTCGTATTGCAGCGGATCCACCAGCTTGCGCTTCCGGGACTTGCAGGCAGCTATCTGCTTTGCAAGAGCCTCCTCACGCTGAGCCTGCACCTCCTCAGAAGCCGTCTGAGCAGCCTCCTCGATGTCGGTCTCGCAGCCGGCGTTTTCCGCCAGATCCTCGGTCATTTTGTCGGCTATCTCCTTGCTGTCGCAGATAAGGTGCGCAGGGCGGCAGAGCTCATGGCGCTCCGTGTGCCAGAGGAAGTCCAGCAGCAGGAGATGATCCTTGCCCTCACAGAGCCTTGTGCCTCTGCCCACCATCTGGCAGTACAGGGAGCGCACCTTCGTGGGCCTGAGCACGATAACGCAGTCCACGGACGGACAGTCCCAACCCTCGGTCAGGAGCATGGAGTTGCACAGCACATTGTACCTGCCCTTGTCGAAATCCTCCAGTATCTCCGCTCTGTCCTCGGAATTGCCGTTGACCTCCGCTGCGTTGAATCCGGCACCGCTGAGTATGTCCCGGAACTTCTGGGAGGTCTTGATGAGCGGCAGAAATACCACAGTCTTGCGGTCTGCACAGTATTTCTTCATCTCCTCAGCTATCTGGTAGAGATATGGGTCAAGAGCTGTGTCCAGGTCGCCGGGCTTGAAATCCCCGGACTGTATGCTGACTCCGGAGAGATCCAGCTTCAGCGGAATGGTCACCGCCTTGATCGGCGAAAGATAGCCCTCCTTGATTGCTCTCGGAAGGGTGTACTCGTATGCAAGAGAGTCGAAAACGCTGCCCAGCTCACGCATATCGCCCCGGTCAGGAGTCGCCGTGACTCCCAGCACCTTTGCTCCGGAGAAGTAGTCCAGCACACGCTGATAGCTGTCAGAAACGGCGTGATGTGCCTCGTCGATGATGATCGTCTGGAAGTAGTCCGGGTCAAACCGGTCAAGCCGTGACTGCCGCATAAGCGACTGCACCGAGCCTACGGTTATCCGAAACCACTGTGACTGGCTGTCAAGGCAGCTCTGCTCCGCCTTTTCCGTGGAGCAGATGAGCCCTGTTGCCGTCTTTATCTTGTCCGCAGCCTGATCCAGGAGCTCGCCCCGGTGTGCGAGGATAAGGACACGGTCGCCCTGCCGGACCCTGTCCTCGCTGATCTTTGCGAACACGATTGTCTTGCCGCAGCCCGTAGGCAGCACCAGGAGAGTACGGTCATTGCCCTGCTCCCACTGGCTTTCCACTGCCGTCCGGGCTTCCTGCTGATAAGGACGCAGCTCCATTAAAAATTACCTGCCGTCCAGCCGCCGGACGTCTGCGGCTGCTGCCTGGGCTGTGCAGAAACGGTCTGAACGTTCTCATCATAAGCATAGAATTTTTTCACCTTGTTGGACTGACCTTCTCCGCCGTCCTGCTTCCGGTACTTGTCTATGTAGACCTTGCACTTGCCCTTCATGCCCTCGATGTTCCAGCGCATATTCAGGGGCTCGCCGTGCTTCTTCACGCCGATAGACAGGAAGAACTGCGAGAGCTTCCACTCGAACTTCCTCACCAGGAAGAAGCGCTCGGTGATGACTGCCTTGTCATTAGCTCCCCACACCGTCAGCTCCACGGAAACGCTGTTGCAGGCAGGCATCCTGTCACTGCCCTCGTAGCGCCCTCTTGTGACCTTGTTGACGGTGAAATCGTAGTCGCCCTCCGGCAGCAGCGTAAAGCCGCCGGATTCCTCTTCGATCGTGCCTTCGTAGCCGATCTCCTCATATTCATTTACATTTCCAAACTGCATCATGGTAGTCTCCTTTCTTATTCAAATGGTAATTTGCGGTTTTCCTGTATCATGCCGAACACCTGTGACCAGGCTCCGATGAGCACGCCCTGTACAAAGTCAGGCGGATAGCTGGCAATTGGCATATTCGACGGGAAATACCCTCTCAGGCTCACGGCAAGCTGTATCTCGCTCTCGGTGACGCTGTTCTGCCTCATCAGGTCTGCAAGCGCCTGGGGAATGCCCTCAGGTATGCCGTTGCCAATGGGCTGGAACTCTTTCAGGTCTGCTTCGGTGAGCTGGGGCTGTGAAGTTATCGCAGGCTGCTGCGTTTCAGCCGGTGCCGACTGCTGTGGAGTCTGCTGAGGTGCCGGAGAATTGCCGAAGATATGCGCTATCTGAGCAAAGTCAAAGGACAGCTCCGGCGCAAGTCCGAAACGGTTTTTAGCGTCCCAGCAGGGGTCGTGAGCTGTGTACATGACACGCTCGCCGCCCCGTGCCTTCATCTTCTTGCCCTCCTTGTCAACTGCCACGGCGTAGGTCTTGTAGTTGGCAAAGAGCACCATGTCCGCCCACTCCTTCACCATAGCGCAGGAGTTGCGCTTGGGCGAGTTGATAAGCTTCAGCTCCCAGCGGTCGTAGGCGCCCATTTCGTCGGGCTGCTCGAACTTGCGGATAGCTGCGTGAGCTGTCAGGACAATGTGGATGCCCCTCTCCCAGATGTCGTTGAGGAGATTGAGGATCCGCCCCATTTCTTCGTAGACGTAGCTGTAGCCCTTGCCGTAGCCGAAGTCCTCGATACCGGCCTTGTGATTCTTGTCGCAGACCGCCTGAATGCACAGGCGCTCCGCCCAGTCGATAGTGTCGATGATAAGTGTCTTGCAGCCGGGAGGATTGTCCCGGACTTCCGTGAGAAGCTGCACCAGCATCGCAAGGCTGGTGGGAGTCTCTGTCCTGGCTACGTCCATTCGTGTTGTGCTGCCCTCGGTGTCGATGAACAGCGGATCCGGGAAGAGGCTGGCAAAGGTGCTCTTGCCTATGCCCTCCGGACCGTAGATCACCACCTTCAGCGGCTTTGCCTGTATTCCTCTTGTGATCTTCATAGAATACCTCCTTCATTAATTGGTCAGAATCTGCGCTAATTCAACGCAAACTCATTGAATATTGACAAAAGTTTACATAATGTTCAGAATTTTCCTGCCGTCCATGTCGGCTCTGACTTGGTGACGGAGTAGCCGTCCTCGATGATAATGCTGCACTCGTCCCCAGTGCTGACACGGGTTGCGATAGCCTGCAAGCCCTCCGCTTCCAGCCATTTGCCGAAGTCTGCGAGGGTCTGCATATCAAGCTGCTCCAGCTTGTCCAGGAGAACGAAGCCGCACTCCGGATTGAGCCTGCGGACTATGGACGCCGCTACGATCATCTGGTCGGCGCCGCTCATGTTGTCCCAGGCCTGCCCTTTGTAGATCAGAGCGCCGTTCTCCACCGTCAGACCCTCAAGGGGCATCTGAGCGCCCTCCAGCAGCCTGCGCCTGTTGTCTCTTGCGTTCTCCAGCTCGCCGCTGAGCTCCTCATACTGCTTCTGGAAGTCGTCTGCATCCAGCTCAGCTTTCTCACGGTCGCAGTTGGCTCTGACTTTAGCGTTGATAGTCTCCACCTCACGGAGCTGAGCTTCCAGCTCCTCTGTGGACTCCATTGCCAGCTCCTCCGGCGACTTCTGAGCCGCCTGTGCCTTCTCCTGCCATGCTGCAAGCTGTCTGTGCAGGTCGGAAAGATGCTGCTCTGTCCGCTGTATCTCTGCCTCAACATTCTTCACAGCGATGTCTATGCACTGTATCTCACGCTGCCACTGCTGACGCTGACCGTTCCGGGCAAGTATATCCTGCTGCTTCTCGATGAGGTCGGCAGCACTGACCGGCTCTTTTGGAACATCGGCGTAAAGTGGCATCTCCTGGGCGAATTTCTTCTTCTGGTCAGCGATACGTCCGATCTCTGTGCGGCGGTTGTAGAGGCGCTGCTCATTCTGCTCCATAGTGTAGAGCTGCTCGCCGATACCGATGATACGCAGCAGAACGTCAGCCTTCTTCTTGTCGCTCATCTCCATGAACGCCGGCAGGTCAAGTGCGAACTGCTCCACGAACTCATTGAGGAGCTGCTGTCCGCCCTTGCGACCGTTAGGATCAATGACCTTCAGGGAACTGTTTTTGCCGGAGCGCTCCACCACCAATCCATTGCTCAGAGTGAGCTTCAGGTGAGGCGGGAGCTCTGAGCCGCTGCGCTGCGGCTGGGAAGGTCTGTACTTCTCGCCGCCAAGCGCCCAGCAGATAGCGTCCAGAACAGAGGTCTTGCCCTGGCGGTTGTTCCCTCCGATGATTGTGAGCCCGCTTGCTGTGGGCTCGATCGATACTGCTTTGATTCGCTTGACGTTCTCCACCTCAAGCGTGCTTATTTTTACTGACATAGTAGATACTCCTTTTCTTATTTTTCGCCTGCAAGCACATCATTGACCGTAGTGTTGAGGCCCCGGACATTCTTTTTCAGTGCGTTTGCATAGCTCTTGATCTTTGGGTGGTCGTCGTAGTCGCCGAAGAAATCCTCGATGGCCTCGATAGCGTTGTCCAGAGCCGTGTCCAGCGCTCTCCTGAGCTCTCGGAGATTATTATTTCACTCATACCATTTCCCCCCTTACGGCTCTGTAGTACCAGTCCAGTTCCGCCGAAGAATCACACTTATTCAGCACTTCCTCAGCGGTCAGCTGGACGCACAGCCAGGTCACGTTCGATATCCATGCAGCTATAGCAGCTGCTTTTTCGTGGTTTGTCATTGACTTTTTCCTTTCAGTATGTTATAATTCTGGTGGTATGTTTTATCTTTGCTCCCTTTGGGGAGCTTTTTCTTTTTCATAAGCATTTCAGCACGTCACGGCTGAGAGCTATAAGGCTGTCACCGGTGACGTTAACTCTCACAATGTATTTGCGCTGTATCTGCACCAGTTCCGTGCCGTTGTCAGTGACACTGTACCACAGCTTGGTTATAGCCGGGTCAATTTCCATGCACAGCGGTGCAAGATATGAGTTCACAAAAAGCCATTTTTCCTGCTGCGCTTCGGTCATATCATCGCTCCTCATCAAGGGTCATCAGCCTGTCCGCATACTCTCTGTATACGCTGTAATAGTAATCACGGCTGCACTCGTCAGCTGCATTGCTGTAAAGATAATAATTAAGATCACGGATACGCTTGTAACGCTTCCTGCGACGGCTGCGGTCTCTCAGCTCTGATATATAGCATCGAAGTCCCGTGCCTTTGCTGAGCAGCTCCAGCACTGCGTACCCTAAGATCAGCACTCCAGTCCAGCTCATGCTTTCACCCCCTCGATACGCTCCATGACAACCAGCTCACACTCACCGTCTGTCTCAGCCATGCGCTCCTTTGCAGCTGCCCTGATCTCGGTCATTGAATCCGAGATGCACAACAGCTCACCGAACTCAAAAACCCCTTTTTCATGGGAATCCCACAGTTCGTATTTCATGCACTCACCCCCACTATGCTGTAGCATTCCAGCTGCCAGCCGGGGTCAAGTGTAAGCTGTCTTAGCGCTTCGTAAAGGCTCTTGCCCGGCACCGTCACAACATATCGCTCTCCCCAGCGGTTTGTAAGCTCGATTCGGTATAGTTTCATGATATTCTCAGCTCCTCTGTCATAAATTTAGCTCTGTCAACCTTGAAATAGTTGCAGATCATACGCATTTCACGCATAGTCAGGGTCTCCGGGTCTCTGAGCCGGGCTGCATATGTCACATCTGAGCGACCGATCAGCCGTCCCATTTCCTCGTTAGTCATGCTGCCCTGTACAAGCTTAAGGTTGCGGCGGAGGCGCTGAACCTCCGCTTCATGCTCTGTCAATGGTTTGATTTTTGGCATAAAGCTCACTCCTTTCCGTTTTTGTCTGATACCAGGATTCCGATGATCTCGAAGCTCAGCACGATCTGCACCGCTTCAAGTACAAAGTGTATAAGTTCTAATAACATAGTCATGCTCCTTTCCCCTTCTTATCATTTTAGGCTGTTCGTCTGTGACTGAATCACAGTCTGAATTAGCGCAAGGCTCATATTCATCCACGCTGTTATCAGTGCCTTATCAGATTCTGACAGTCTGTCATACAGCCTCTGACAATTTTCAACTGACGTCATGCGTGGATCATCTCTCTGGTTGGGCATGGGTTCACCTCCTTCCTTCAGCTTCTCGATCTCTTCATACTTTCGTTATCGTTTCAAGCTTTCTTTCAAGCTCCATAACGCGGCTTGTAAGTAAGCCTATTTCTTTCTGCATCTGAAACATATCTGCAATATAATCAGGCATATTTCCTTCAAGCTGATTTACACGTCTGTTGAGTTCGCTCAACGCAGCGTATGTGCTGAATACTTCTTCGTTCATAGACTTTTCCTCCCTTCAAAATTGGTTGAGTTATGAATGATATACACACCACTTTTCTTCATTGTGTACACCTCTTTCACTTCTCCAACAGGTAACCCACTGCTGAAAGCATAACAGCAATTTCAGCAAGTCCTAACACTGCAAGGGCTTTGATTTTCGTATTTTGCTGACCTTGTACCGCTAATACAAGGTCAGCTATTTCTTTTGGTTCGGCTTCAATTATAAGCTTCATTTTAAGTCCCCTTCACATCAAGTTTTATACTTATCAGTAACTGCAAGCTTATGAGTGCCGAAGCTCAGAACTCTGCTTGCAAGCTCTGAGGTCATATCGAGTAAAACCTTGCGTCTTATAGCCATTTCGTCTTCTTTGATATTGTGTTTGTTACATCTGTCAAGCATTACGCCCACAGCTGTGAGCATTGATTTGATGCGCTCCGTTTCCTCTTTCATAAAAGCGTCTTCAAGGATAAGGCAGTACATTTCTTTAGGCTTACTGTCTGTTTTCTGACCTCCGGGCGTATAATCTGCAAGAAGGTTAAGACCGTCCCTTGTGACGACCAGTACTGAACAGGCGAACTTATTAGCGCATTTATTTTCATGCTTGTATTCCCTGAGCAGCTCACCGTCAAGATGATAATAGTCAAACAGCTCAACGCCCTTGTCCTTTAAGATACGCCTTATCTCGTAGCTCTTCAAGCCGGTGTAATGCTCGACCTCCGGAAGAGTCATCACCATTTCTCCCCTCAAGGTTTTATAATTATCCGGATACTTCTTGCTTGAAGGCTCTTCACTCTCACGCTTGATAGAGTAGCTGCCGGTCTTGTTCAGCTCCGGAAGCACCTCGTTCGTGAGCCACTTCCGGAACGCCTTGCACTTATCCGTTCTTGTTTCAAGCATAAGGTCGTATATCTGTGATTCGGTGATGTATTTGTGTA